ACAGTTTAAGCAACCATTGCCATATTAATAGTTGCCAACCAACGGGTAAGGTTGACTCTTGACGAGAGGCGAGGGTGAAAAGATTGATGAGTGCCTGTTGGTGGCCTCCGAATATATCGCTCATCAATCAACCTCTCACAACTAGGTGGTGGAGATAGTTGTTAGCTAAAATGTAAGGTGAAGATTACATTTTAGGCGCTATCCTAAGAGCGCAGATCTCCACCACCATTTTTTTAGAAGGGCAAAGGTATGAAGAACGAAGATTTATGGAAGCATTGCACCAGATTAAATCGTGAGCAGCGTGATGAGCTGGGCGTTTTCACTAAGAAGGATATGTTGGACTACTGTGTTTTGAACCGCAATCTTCTTGCGAGTGATGTTGAAAAGATAATGTGCAACGATCCTCTGTTTCCTGTGGTGACGGATCCTAGTGTTGACAGTCCAGATATTCCGTTAAGCGCACAGCGTGGCGGCAAAAGGTCAAAGAATTTTTTCTTTCGCCAGGATTTGGATATTTATTTTGGCGGCAGTTATGGAATTATAAAGAGTTTTCTTGAGAAGCGTAGCGAAGAAGTTTCTTACAAGAAAAAACGTGGAAGACCAAAGAAGGAGCGATAAAATGAAACAATACAGACTTAAAATTGGTGGTGATCCGATTGATTTCTTTGCGGAGAACCCAGAAGGCTTTTTGGAGGCTTGGCGTTCTGTCAATCTTCGAGCGAGTTCTGATGACAAAGAGTGGCTAAGACAGGCTGCGATGTCTGCATGCGACTGGGCTGGAGGCCCGATCCGTTATGACAATGCAACTGTGTTTGCACAGGACATGATGAGCAAGGGCATGCTGGAGGAGATCAATGCAGAAGGCTAAATCATCTTACAGCATGATGAAGGGCAAGGATCTGGAAGAGATGCGGAATAAATCTGGCAAGAGTCAGGCATCTTTTGCAGATGCCTTGGGTGTAAGCTTGCGTATGTACAGCTATTATGAGTGCGACAAGAAGCCGATACCCAAGACAGTGGAGCTTTCTTCTCGTTACATTTTGTCAGAAAAGCAGGGATCTACTGGTTACAATCCTTCATCTGATTTGACAGACTTTGACATAGATCGCATTAGCAGATTGAGATATGCGTTGCAGGGCGTTGAGGGTTTTGATGATCGTTCAGACAAGATTGTAAGGCAGTCAGAGCAGGAAATTGAATACCTGTTGTCAAAGTTTGACTAATAACATATCATTGGCTCCATGTATCTTTGTAGAAGGGACTTGGCATGAACACTTTCATGGGGCCGATGACACCTCCTCCAGCGTCACCTGGGCAACCGCAGAAGCTTGATATACGAACAAATCCTAATCAGAGGGCTGGTTTCAAGCAGTTTATGAGGCAGCGCACTGCGCCTATGATGCCTATTCAGCAAATGCCTCAGGCTCAACCTATGCCTATGCCTATGATGCAGCCACGGCCACAGATGCCGCTTCGCATGGAGATGGGTGGTGACGTTGATATTTTTGATCCACAGAATTACCACGAGGGCGGACTTGTTAATACGTTAGGTCAGCTTGGCACCATGAGCGGTCAGATGGTTGACGCTCTTAACACCATAGTCATGGGTGGTGGTCAGGGCGGTGGTGCTACTGGTGGCTTTGCCAGCACACCTAGCGTTTCTCCATCTACGCCTAGCGCTCCTCTATCTACCCCTAGTGTTTCTCCGCCCCCACCTAGTGTCCCTCCTGTTTCTCCAGCCACGCCTGACTTTGTAAATCCTAATGTTTTAAACACCTCTGGTGGTCAGACAGATCCACAGGCGATAATTAATTCGCAGATGAGTGGGGGGCAGGGTTCTGTATTTACTGAAGGCCAACCTACTCCAAGTGTATTTCCTTTAGGTCCATCAGTAAACGCTCCAGCAGATGATCCACGAACTCCGCAGAATGAATATCAGGATTTTCTTGACAGCGGTGTGTCAGATACTGGAAATCCTTTTACTACTGATGGTCCTTTTGGGGACAACTTTAAGATTGGACCTATACTTGAGCCTTTGCGAGAAACTTTTGGCATGAAAGATGGCGGTGCTGTACCGCCTCGCAACACGAATATTGGTGGTCAGCCGCATATGCTGTCTTACATTACACCTGACGAAGCTGACATCTTGGAGGCTTTAGGTGGTAGTGGTGAGGCAGGGCCTATGGGCATCCCTGCTTTTAGGGGTGATCCTGGTCAGATGGCTGATAGAGACAAAGGCAGCAGAGATACTGGCAGAAGCGGTCCTGGAGACATGGGCGCTGGCTCTGACGATGACGATAGAGGTTACGGTGGCTCTGACGCAGATGAAGTATACGATTCCCAAGAAGCTGATAAAGAGATAGCAAAAGCAGAATCTGACGCTGATGATCGTATTGCAGAGCGTCAGGCACGTCAGGAGCGTCAGGCGCGTCAAGAGCAGCAAAATCAACGAAGAGATGAAATTAATAGAATGCAGGATAGAGTACAAGCTGGTCTTGCTAGAGAAGATCTGGTTACTTCTCCTGGTGTAACAACACCAGAAGTTAACGTGACTGCCACTAGTTCACCCGGCCTTAGTCAAAGCGACATTGCTGCTGTTGGAGATACTGATCCTGATGATGATACGGACGCTGGTGGCATTGAAACAACAGACCTGTTAGGTGTTGACGATCTTCTTAGTCTTGATCCTGGAGTTCAACCTACAACTGTAACAGTTGCAGGAAAAACTTACTCAACCGAAACCACCTCTGGCACTGGTTCTGACGATGAAGATGAAGATCAGGATGTGCAACAAGACATTGCCGTGCGGGATTTTCTAGAAGAAAAAGAAAATCGCAATTATATTGAAGATGACATTTTGAATCAGCTTCAAAAAGCTAATTTGGAACAATATACTGGATTAACCCCCAAGGGATTAGACTCTAAAACAGGATTGTCTAATTATGCAAAAGAGGGTTCTCCGTTTCAGGCTGGTGATCCTGACGCATTATTTTCTACTAGGCCGGGAAAGGTTACTCGCGATCCCATAACAGGTGTATTAACAAGTTATGAACAAACACGCCCAGCGATTGAATATGATCCTGTAACAGATCAATATACTGGATATAGACAGGATGTGGATCTTCCTGGTTCATTAGGGCTTTTAACAGAATTATTTGGCATACAGCCAAATGTTTACACAGGATTTGGTGCTGCAGCACAGCCCGAGCCTGACTTTGGAAGCGGTGGCCCTGATCCTGTAAAGCCGCCATTTGATCCATGTCCTGACGGTTTTGTTCTGAAAAATGGTGTTTGTACGCCTATTCAACAGGCAGATACAGGAGACGGCACTCCAAATCAAATCGGTGGTGGCCCTGATCAACCTCCACCTGTTCCGGGTGGCCCTGTCGTGGTGCCGTCAACCAGACCGACTGGCCCGTTTAATCTTCAAGGTCCTGTTGGTTATGGTTCGCCTATCGCTGGTCAAATGGATCCTTCAGTTGCGAGTAACGCTGCATTGTATCAGCAGATGTTAAATCAACAGGCTGCGGCTCCGATAAGACTGCAATCTGGCGGTCCCGTGTCTTCAAATTTGGATAGAGCGGCAGACAACTTTTTGAAGTCATTGATGCCAACGGCGTAATCAAATGGATGAAGCTTTTGATATTGCCACCGAGTTCCTGACTGATGCAGAGCTTGAGTCGCTCGGCAAGCATCTGGATAAATACAAAGAGCTTCATGACAGAGAAGAGTATCAGAGGGACTTTTTAAAGTTTGTTAAACATGTCTGGCCTTCTTTTATTACTGGATCTCATCATAGAATTTTTGCGGAAAAACTGGAAAGAGTTGCCCGAGGTGAGCTGAAGCGGCTTATCGTCAACATGCCGCCAAGACACACCAAATCAGAATTTGCGTCTTATCTGTTCCCTGCATGGGTTATGGGACAATCACCAGAAACAAAGATTATTCAGGCAACACACACGGCGGAGCTTGCTGTTGGTTTTGGCCGTAAGGTCAAGAACCTTCTGGACAGTGAGATATATCGTGATGTGTTTCCTGAGATTCAGTTGGCGCGTGATGCGAAGGCATCTGGTCGTTGGTCAACTGACAAGGGTGGGGAGTATTACGCTGTTGGTGTAGGCGGTGCATTGGCTGGTCGTGGTGCAAACTTGTGTATTATTGACGATCCTGTTTCTGAGCAGGATGCGTTGTCACCAACCGCGCTGGATAATATTTACGAATGGTATACATCAGGTCCGAGACAGCGTTTGCAGCCGGGGGGCTCAATAATAATTGTGATGACGCGGTGGAGTATCCGCGACTTGACGGCGAAAGTGTTACAGAAACAGGCCGAGGGCGGAGCCGATCAGTGGGAAGTGGTGGAGTTTCCTGCGATATTTCCAGATACAGACAACGTGTTGTGGCCCGAGTTCTGGAGCAGGGACGAGCTAGACGGCGTTAAAGCGTCTATTCCCGTTGCTAAATGGAATGCACAATATCTTCAGAATCCTACCGCTGAAGAGGGTGCAATTATTAAGAGGGAGTGGTGGAATGTTTGGGAGTCTGATGATCCACCTATCGTTGATTATGTCATCCAGTCGTATGACACCGCCTTCACCAAATCCGAAAGGGCGGACTACTCGGCCATTACGACTTGGGGTGTGTTTTATCCTGACGAGGGTGATGAGGCTGCGATCATATTGCTGGACGCGGAAAAAGGTCGATGGGAGTTTCCAGAGCTTAAAGACGCGGCAATGCGCCTGTATAAGGAATTTGAACCAGACATGGTGTTGATAGAGCAAAAAGCATCTGGCACACCGCTGACTCAGGACTTGCGGAAAATGGGCATTCCTGTGTCTGGTTTTACTCCGGGTAGGGGCGCTGATAAGTTCTCAAGGATGAATGCCTGTTCACCCGTCTTTGAATCTGGTATGGTATGGTGTCCTGAAACACGCTGGGCAGAGGAAGTTATTGAGGAATGTGCCGCTTTTCCTAATGGAGAGCATGATGACTTGGCGGATTCCATGACTCAGGCTATACTACGTTTTAGGCAGGGCGGTTTTATACGAACCCGTTCAGATGAAGAGGACGATGATTTTTCACGTTATGACCGCAGCAGGGAGTATTACTGATGACTAACAAACCTTTTAAAAAACGTAGTGCGATTGCAAAAGGCTTTATGACTAAACCTCCCAAAGTATTTAAAAAGAGCGGCACAATTGCTGACATTTTAAGAATATTTCAAGGACAAAATCCACCTTTCAAAAAGATGAATAGTGGCGGTGCAGTCATGCCTGGTCGTGGTGGTAAGTTTAAGGGGATTAGCTGATGGCACCTAGAAAGCCAAACATACCTTCCAAAAAGCGTAAGCGTAAGTTTAAAAAAACATCACCTCCGCCCAGATTGTCTACTGCTCAAATACGCAGATTGACTGTTGATGGTGAGGCTGTCACTGACGCTCCTTTTGTACCAGACGTTTTGAGTAGCGGCAGGTTTAAAAATGTTGAGCTTGGCATGAAAGACATGCCAGCAGGATATCAAGATGGTGGTAAAGTTGGTAAGAAGAAGGTTGATATTACTAATATGAGTCTTGAAGAACTAGATCGTTACATACAGCAACTAAAGGAGCCTCTCGTGGTAAAGCCAGTCAAAAAGAATAAAGGTGGCGGTCTTAATGCCGCAATCAAGCGCGTTAAAAAAGTCCAAGGCATGCAAGAAGGCGGCAGGGCTATGAGTGACGCCGACATAGCGCGAATATCCAATTTGCCTACCGAGGAGTTTTTATCAGCTCTTGGCGCTGCTTTTCCCTTAGGTGAATCTGGCAGAAATATTTCTGACGCTGACAGAGCTAGAATAGGATCTAGGCTTGGCGGAATGGCACCTAGAAAAAGACGCATGGGCATGAAACCTAAAGGTAAAATGGGTAAGATGGGAGGAGGCAGAACCATTTCTGATCTTGATAAAGTCAGACTTGCCACTCTTATGGGCGCTACTGACAGACAACTCATGGGAATGGAAGAAGGTGGCGAAGTGCCTAAGAAGTTCAAGGGTTTTTCCAAGCTTCCTGAGGATGTGCAACAGAAGATGGATCCTGTTGCTGCTGCCAAATATGAAGATGGCGGCGAAGTTCGTGGTATGGGTCGAGCTTATAGGGGTGCGCCCAGAAAGGTTAAGATAAGATAATGAGCAATATGCAAAATGAAGCTCTCCTTGAAAGCCTTTTTGAAGAAGGGTTAGAGCTTTTTGACGGCGATGAGGACAAAGCTGCAAAATTTGCCCGTGATCGCTTTGATCAGTTGCCAGATCCTGATTATAAAAATGAAGGTGGCGGGGTTGTTGATCAGGTTACTCAGTATTTGAAAAACTTGATTAATGAAAGAAAAGAGGCTTTTAGCGGGAGTGTTCCAAAGAAGAAAAAGAAAAAGCCTCAGTCTTTTGGTCATGGCGGTTTTGTTGATGAGGAGTCTCCAAAGGCTCAGATGGATAAAATCAATATTTCTATCACTTTGAATATGGGTAAAGGATCAGAGATGAATCCTTTAGATGACGGAAATCAAAGAGATATTATGTGATGTTGTTTGACTTTGGTGTTATAATGCGAAAGAGGCTGGCTCATGGCTTGTCAGTCATGTCTGATGCCCTTCGCATGATTGCGCTGGAGTCAGCCTCACCCGAAAGATGGTCAAATGGCAGATGATCAGGGAATCATGGGCGCTTTTACAGCCCCTCCAGCAAGCACTGAGATGTTTAAGCGACTTGCTGACAAGACTGATATGTTTGGCCCTACTCCTCTTGGTGCCGTTAATCGCGCTATTGTTGGCACTCCAATTGATGTTTTAGATTACGCTGGTCGTGTTGGTGAGACAGTTCTGCGTGGTGCCGCTACTGGTGCTGGAAAGTTAGCAGAAACCTTTGGCATGGGCGAGGGTATGGCTGACAGATTGAAGAGGGATGTCTATGGTCTTGGCATTGCTGCATCTACTCTTGCTCCGATGGCTGGGCCTCGTCCACGAGGCAAGTCAAATAAGGCGCTGGTCCTTGAGGCGCAAAAAGACAAGGTAAAATCACCAGTGGCAAAACAAAAGCTGGATGAGGACATTGAGCTTGAGGCTTTAGAAGATGCTTTAAAAGATGCAGATAATCAGCTTGATGATACTTTGGTGGCTCAAGTTAAATATTACAATCCATATGATGACATGCCCATGTCCACAGATACATTTAATGATGTTCTTATCAATAATTTTGCAGAAATAAGAGGTGCTGGTAAAAGTCGTGGTGAAGCCATAATTGATGCGCTTGAAAGAACACAAGATTCTTTAGATGTTATTATAGATCGTCCGATACAGGATAAAATTTTTGCTAGACTTGACGATGACTACGGTTTTGGTGCTAATAGAGCAATTAAACGCCGTGAAGAAGCTGCAGCTAATAAAGCAGCTTTACAAACTCGTTTAGGCAGAGCGCAGAGTGCAAATGAACCTCCTATTCAACTTCTTAGTTTAGAAGAATTAGATCGGATAAGTGGTCAAAGAGAGATTAGCGGTATAGGTATACCGCAACCAACACCACAGAGGCCAAGATTTACGGTTGTTGAGGGTGGAAAGGATTAAACATGGCTGTTGAAAAAGGAATAGGTGCAGGTGGAGACGCTATAACACCGCAGGAACAAGCAGAAATTGATGTAATTGATTTTCCTGCACAGCCTGGCATATCTGAAATGGATGACGGCTCAGTCATTGTTGGAGAGATGGTTGAAGAAACCACTGTTCCTGTTGATATTCCTTTTGATGCAAATCTCGCAGAATTTATTGATGATGGTGATTTAGGCAGAGTTGCATCAGAAATTTCCAGTGATATTGATGATGACATTGCCTCAAGACAAGATTGGGAAGAGTCATACAAAAGAGGAATTGATCTTCTTGGTATGAATTATGAGGATAGAACCCAGCCTTTTGAGGGTGCTACTGGTGTCGTTCACCCTCTGCTTGCCGAGTCAGTAACACAGTTTCAAGCACAAGCCTATCGAGAGATGCTTCCGTCTGGTGGCCCTGTCCGTGTTCAGACTATGGGCGCAGAAACGCCACAATTGGTGCAACAGGCAACTCGTGTAAAAGATTACATGAATTACATGATCACCTATGAGATGGAAGAGTATGACCCTGAAACAGATCAGATGCTGTTCTATCTACCCATAGTGGGGTCAACATTTAAAAAAGTTTATTTTGATCCTCTCTTGCAAAGACCAGTAAGTAAATTTGTGCATGCTGAAGATCTTGTTGTGCCATATGGCGCGACTGATCTTCTTACTGCGCCTCGCATTACACACATCATCCGCATGGATAAGAATGAAATCCTAAAGCTTCAACTCACAGGATTTTACAAAGAAATAGACTTGCCAACTGGATCAAGTAGCAGTGAGCGCAATACTGGTGTTCAAGAGGCTATTGACGATGCTCAAGGTGTACAGATTGCTGGCTCTGGATCTGAAGAATTAATTATTCATGAGGTTCATACATCTCTTGATCTTGATGGTTTTGAACATCTTGACGACCAAGGAGAGCCCACAGGCTTAAAAACTCCATACATAGTAACGATATTGGAAAAAACTGGAGAGATACTGTCTATACGCCGTAATTATGATCAGATGGATCCTCTAATGCGGCGTAAACAATATTTTGTGCATTACAAGTTCCTGCCCGGCCTTGGATTCTATGGCTTTGGCTTAACGCACATGATTGGTGGCTTATCTCAAGCCTCAACAAGTATTTTGCGTCAATTAATTGATGCTGGAACGCTTTCAAACCTTCCTGCTGGTTTTAAGGCTCGTGGCGCTCGTATTCGTGACGAAGATGAGCCTCTCCAACCAGGTGAATTTAGAGATATAGATTCCGCTGGCATGGATATACGTCAATCTATTATGACATTGCCGTTTAAAGAGCCTTCACAGACCTTGTATAGCCTCTTAGGAGGGCTTGTAGAGGCTGGTAGGCGGTTTGCGTCTATGGCAGACATGAAGATAGGTGAAATGGGCGGAGACACGCCTGTAGGCACTACAATGGCGATTATGGAACGTGGCACAAAGGTAATGTCAGCCATTCATAAGCGTCTCCATTACTCACAAAAGCAAGAGTTCAAGATTTTAGCTAGTATTTTTGCCAGAAATCCAGCTCCTGTTTATCCTTACATGACACCCGGCGCTCCGCCACAGATCATGCAACAGGATTTTGATGACAGAATTGATGTTTTGCCAGTTTCTGACCCGAACATTTTTTCAATGTCACAAAGAATAGCACTTGCACAGACTCAACTACAACTTGTTCAGTCAAATCCAGAGGTTCATGGTGGGCAGCAGGGTTTGTATCAGGCTTACAGAAAAATGTATGAGGCTCTTGGTGTAACAAACATTGATTCTATTTTGCCTCAACCATCACAGCCTCAACCAATGAATCCTGCGAAGGAGAATCAGGAGGCTATGCGCGGTCAAAAGTTACAGGCATTTCCAGATCAAAATCATCAGGCTCATATTGAGTCACATCTAGCTATTTTATCTACACCAGTGGCACAGGCCAACGCAACAATCGTTATGACTCTGCAAGGTCATATACAAGAACACATTGGCATCATGGCTGAGATGCAAGCTCAACAAGAGATCATGGCACAGCTTGATCCAGAGGCTCAGATGGTTCTGCAACAGAACCCACAGATGGCTCAACAGCTTCAGGGTGAGATCGCCAATAAAGCAGCAGAGCTTATTGGTGAGTTGACAGAGCAATATGCACAGGCTGTATCTCCTGCTGAAACCACTGATCCTTTAGTTGCTATTAGGCAACAGGAACTAGCCCTGCGTGGTGCAGAAATACAACAAGATGCAGAACAGTTTGAAGCAAGACAACAACTTGATCGTGAGAAAGAAAGAAATGATGCTTTAATCGCTCAACAACGTCTTGATTTAACTGAAGAGGCTACCGCAGAGAAAACTCGTGTAGCTGAAGAAAGAATACAGACGCAGCGAGATATAGCCGCTGCTAACCTACAAAGGAGAATGTGATGTCAAGCTCTGTGTATGAAAAAGTTCGTGCAGTTGAAAAGGCAAAAAAGGTGGAGCGTAGAAATGCCATTGAAAAAAGGAACCAGCCAGTCAACGATCAGCAAGAATATATCGAAACTAAGGTCGGAGGGGTATCCTCAGAGACAAGCAGTAGCGATAGCCCTGTCGTCAGCGAAAAAGCCAAAGAAAAAAAGCCAGCAAAGAAAAAAAGCATCCTCAAGAAAAAAGCCGCAAAGAAAAGCTAATGTCAGATAAAAAAGACACACCTACTTTAAAGGATGTTTTTGTTGGTTTAACTGACAAGCAATTTGAAGATTTAAAAGAGTCTATTAAGGCAGGAAAGAAAGGATACACCTATGATACAAAAACTGGTCAATATGGTTTTAAAATGCGTGAAGGTGGCCTTGTTACCCGTGGTGTGGGTGCTGTCTCGCGTGAGCGGCGGTTTAAAATTTATTGAGAATAAATTAAACGTGATCATTGATAAGGACATGGGTAAGTGAAGTCTAAGCAAAAGAAATTGCAAAAAGATAGCGTTTATTCTGATTACGATGAAGACGGAGATGGCATCGTGAGCGATGAAGAACTCGCTCATGTTAAAGAGATAAAAAAGACAGAGACTGAATTGCGTAAAAATTTAGCTCAGTTGCGTATGGCTAGATATACATTAATAGCTATGGGCGCGTTTACAGCCGCCATGTTCTTTATTCCTATAGAGCGAGTGGAGGCGTTGTCAGATATAAGTAACTTATTTTATATTAGTGGAGCAGGTGTGGTTGGAGCCTACATGGGTACAACTGCTTGGATGAATAG